CGCGCGTTGCCTCAATGCTGGATTTTGGGTCCTCGAATCGCATCAATTCCTGCGCATCAGAGAGCATGCTCAGGGCCATGTCGATCGCTACCTTCTGGCGAGAATCGCCAAACCGATAACGACTGTCTGCCTCCCGGTCGAGAAGCTTCTTCATATTCGCAGGGCTCGTGCCCATCGCGATTGTTGCGAGATCTTGCATGGTGTTTCCTTTCGATGTTGTTTGCACTGGACCCCTCTCGGGGTTTCGGCCATTCAGGCCTCGTCAGCAGTACTGGTTGAATTAACTTCATAGAATGCGCACACTCGGCAGCGTGCGCCGACGGCAGCGCTGTACATGTCATGGTAGACGCCATCGATCAGCGCCAGAGCATGCCCCCGCATCACAACCACGAACCGGCCCTTTGGATACTTGGCCGCGAATTGTGCGAACGTGAGACGCGGGTGCTTGTCTGTGTGTACGCGATGGTATTTAGTAGTCTGCTGCAGACCGTCGGCCATGTTGCCAGTGAGCATGCCGATAGCTGCGTCAATAGCTGGTGTTCTCATGCCTTGGTGTTTGCGACGCCCAACCTTGGCGCAGATGGCATGCACGTCGAGATAGGGTTTGTTGAATGCCAGAGACAGAGCACGTACGACACAGTCTTTCGACTCTGCCAGTGAGTCTGGTCTGGGGTTTGATGCGATCACTTGCATGGTGAATCCTTTCGTTTTAATAGTGTCACTGTACTGGTTTTTCTGGGGTACTTTTTGCACTGGACCCCTTTCGGGGTTTCGGCCACTCAGGCCTCGTCAGCAGTGCTCATGCTGCCTTGATGTCGATCACGAACCCGGTACGGTCTGCCTTGGCCGGTCCCTTGGCGTACAGTGCGACCACGACACCCTTGGGCTCGAGGTGACGCACGTCGCTGTCGTCGCCACCGATGCACTTCAGGCCACGATAGACGGCAGGAATCGATTCACGCGACCGGAAGACTACCGCGACACGCATGCCGCTCTCGATGGCACGCAGCGCATGCTTTTCGAACGACGCGACGCCAGAGAACGAGAACGTCAGATCGTAATTGGCCGGAATGCTGTGCCGGTTCGGAATCTTGGTGTAGTCGTAAAACTGAACGTCCGGGAAAATGTCAAACAGTGTTTGACCATCTCGCGCCTCGATTAACTCCCAGCGGATGTCGCTGGTGCCGTTCAGCCGGACCAGTGGCGTCATGCCAAGCTTGGCAGCGCGACGGACCAGCCGCTCGATGTCAGCGATTATCTGCAGCATGAACGTCGCACGATCCTCAAAAAAGTACCGCGTCCGATTGAGACGTGCGATCTGCACGCTGCTCATGGCGCCACGTCCCGACGTGTACAGGCAGGCTCTCTCGCACTGTGCAGCGACGGCCATGGGGCAAACTTGATGGCCAGACTGCGCTGCCGGCGCCAAGTACAGGATGCCAGTGAGGAACCCCAGGGTCTGGCCTTTCACTGTCTTGGCATTGGTGTCGACTGATAGCAGGGTTTTAGGTTTTTTGTGCATGGTGACGATCCTTTCAATATGAATAGTGTCACTACACTGGTTTTTCTGGGGTACTTTTTGTGGCCTGCTGCTGGGATGGCGTCGGATGGATATGGTGCAGTGCAACGCGCCACCCCTCGATGGCATTCTCGCGCACGCATTGGGGCCTTCCTGCCGTTTCCGCGTCTCCCCTGCCCTCACCCTTGCCGGGGTGCCGGCGTGCCCATGGTGGCCGTTCTGGTGGCCTGCATTATTTGCCGCCTGCCAGCTTGGCACGATTCTTGCTAGGCAACGGGCGTGCCAATATGCCCGACTGCCGCACTGGGGTATTGCCACTATGTTAGTGCCCACTAACCAATATGGCGCGCTGCAACATGTAAGTGTGCGCTCACTGGGGGTGGTGCAGCGCAGCATATAAGTAAGTGAGCGCTCACTGGGGGTGGTGCACCGCAATATGCGTGTATGCGCATATATGAATATATGTATATACGCATATTGGCATGCTGCAATGCAGCAGGGGGGCCTTTTTTAATTCGGGACACCCCTTTTTTAGGTACCCCCGGGGGTGGGGCGGTGGCCCCGTGACAGATCCTGAGTTTTTCTATTTTCTAACCAAATGGGCTCCGCCCTGGCAATTTTTTATTTTTTGCGTATATAGAGTGGTATATAGAGAAGGATATAGAGAATTGGAAAACTGTGGATAACCTGTGGATAACTTTTAATTGGGACAGAACAATTGTCGGGGTTGTCGGGGTCTGTTTGCCAATTTTCTCTCTATCCCGACAATTTTGGGGGTATGCTAGATGGCTTGCGGCTGTCACTTTGGTATATAGAGTGTCGGGGTTGTCGGGGTAGTCGGGGTCTATATCACTTTTATTTTCAATTTTCAATTTTCAAAAAATAAAGATAGGCACCAACCTGGTTTAGACCCCGACTACCCCGACAACCCCGACAATTTGTTGACTAAGACAGTCGGGTATTAAAAGAATGCTTAAAACCAAAGCGCGGTATTAAAGAGGTCTTTAAAACCTGGATTCAAGGTGGCAAATTGGCGGCAACTTGGCAACTGGGCACATAAAGGGCGCCGATTTGTATTACTGGTATAGAGAGGTATATAGAGGCAACTTGATGAGACGAAACAATCCCAAAACGCAAGAACCATTTCACCGCGGTGACATCCGGGTAGACGGCTATGTGTTCTTTGCCTACACGAACAAGAAAAAGTCGTGCGGGTACTTCAAGGAGATCTGGCTGTCGCCCCAGGCCTCCGACCGTGCCAAAGAGCGAGACCGCAGACTGAAGAAGCAGAAGTACCTTGGCGATCGCGTCTAACACCCCCGTGCCAACACCGGACGGCTGGGTGAATGCAATAAACCTAAGAGTTGGCGATCTGGTGTACTCAAGCGAGGGGACACCACAAACTTTGCGCGTCGTGCAGGATTACATTCCCACGGTCTGCTACCGTGTGACGTTTGATGATGGGCTGTCCCTAATTGCTGACGGAAAACAGGTCCTGGAGGTGCAGGACCCAAAGTGGCGGCAGAGGTATGCGGCGTGGCACAAGTCCAACCGGTTAAAGCCAAAGACCAGCAAGAAGCGGATGCGCAGACCGATGTCTACCATCACGGTCAAGGACCTCTACGCCAAGCCGCTGATGTCGGCAGACGGCAAGCGGTCAACGTACACGGTGGCCACGACCAAACCGATCCAGTACCCGTCGGTTGATCTGCCGGTGCCGCCCTACGTGCTGGGGGTGTGGTTGTTTACCAAAGGTAAGCGGCACAATTGGATTCACTGCGATCGGTTGGATCTGATCCAGCGCAAGATGCGACGGCACGGGTTCTTTGTAACGCCAGGGAAGCAGTCTCACAGTAAACAGATCTTTAATATCCGCCCGTCAGTTAAAGATAGCTTTCTTTTCATGGATGCAAATATTCCAGTCAGTCTCCCGTTTTACTATGTTCAGGCATCGGTCGAGCAGCGGCAACAGCTTTTGGAAGCATTAATGGATGTGAAACGGATAAGAATGGATGGAAATGGGTTGATACACAGTTATTTTAACCGGCAGTGGAAGGAGTGCAGGAAGATTCAGGCGGTTGTGGAGTCGCTTGGCATCAAAACAAACGTGTACGAGGACAAAAAATCGTTTGGGTTCCGGGTAAAGTACCGTGTCGACCCCCACTCAGACGTTTTTCCGAGCCGTTATGTTAGAAAAGTAGAGAAAATTCAGCCCAAGCAGTGCGTCCACCTGGCTGCTGACGGGAAAATTGTAGTTGGAGAGGGGTTTATTCCGATATGTTGACCAAAATGCAAGAAAAAGTCCTGTCGGACTTTGCAAAAAACAACCGCCACTGGCCAAAACCGCAGTTAGATGCGGCACTTTGGCAAGTTCGGTGGGAAATTGAAGCACTACCACATCAAAGGGAACCTGAAGATGGAGAATATGACACTTTCCTCATGCTCGCTGGCCGAGGATCTGGTAAAACGCACACTGCCAGCCATTGGATTGGCATACGCGCATGGAAGTTTGCAGAAACCCGTTGGTTGGTCACTGCCCCAACATCAAACGACATTCGAGCAACCTGCTTTGAGGGGGATTCGGGGCTCCTTAACATCATTCCGCAGTCCTTAATCAAGGATTACAACAAAACCTTGTTTGAGATTACACTAACCAACGGCTCGATCATCCAGGGCATCCCTGGCTCAGAGCCAGAGCGGTACCGAGGCAAGCAGTTTCACGGCGCGTGGTTCGACGAGCTTTGTGCGTTTGAGTATTTGGACGATGCGTACGATCAGGTGCAGTTTACGCTGCGTTTGAAGCACCCCGGCATTGAGCGTGTGCAGCAGATCATCACCACAACGCCGAAACCGAAAGAGTTGATTGTCGATCTGGCCGAGGGCAAGATCGGTGGCGACGTGTACATGGTGAACGCGTCATCGTATGACAACAAGCAAAACCTCTCCGCCACGTTCTTCAAGCAGTTGGAGACGTATGAGGGCACAGACCTGGGTAAGCAGGAGATCTACGGCGAGATCTTAAACCCAGAGGATGCGGGTATTGTGAAGCGTAAGTGGTTCCGCATGTGGCCGGCCAAACAGGAGACGCCAACGCTTGAGTATGTGATCGCGTCATACGATCCGGCAACGAGCGAGAAGACACACAACGACCCAACGGCCTGTGAGGTGTGGGGCGTGTTTGAAAAGTTAGACGGCGGCACACATGTGATTTTGTTGGATGCGTGGGACGCACACCTGTCGTACCCAGAGCTGCGCAAGAAGGTGATCAACGATTTTAAAGAGGTTGTGTACGGCGCAGACAACACATTTGCAAAGGGCAGGAAGGCAGACCTTATTCTGATGGAAGATAAGTCGGCTGGTATCTCACTGATACAAGAGCTGCAAGGTGCCGGTGTGCCGGTGCGGGCGTACAACCCCGGCAGAGCGGACAAAGTGCAGCGTATGAACATCGTGGCCCCGCTGATTGCCAAGGGAAAGGTTTACATTCCCGAAGACAACAAGAAGCCGGGTGAGTATGCCGAGTGGACCAAACGATTCATGCGGCAGGTTTGCTCGTTCCCTGAGTCCGGCGGACATGATGACTACGTGGATGCGCTCTCCCAGGCGCTGCGTGTTCTGCGGGACTCTGGCTGGCTGCAGCTTGATCCGTTGCCTGCACGGGACTACAGTTATGCGGACGACAAGAAGCAGCGTGAGAACCCGTACGCACAATAGGTCGGATATTGGCTGATCCTTGCATAAATAGTGCTAGGGAGACCCAAAAAATAATGAACCCAATTAAGACCCCGCGCGAAATGCTTTTTGAACTGGTCGAGCTGCCACGTTTTGCTGGCGGCGAGCGAGTAGTCAAAGAGTTTATGCCCCAGATTGCCAGAGCGGTTGCTAAGTTTAAGCAGATCTATGGCAAGTCACCCTCACCCGAGGATGTACAGGCATTGCGCGGTCATTTGGAGAGCCTTTCCCGCCCAACAACACCGCTGCGCACCGGACCACAGGCCCAAGTGCGGGCGCAGTATGAGCTGGCCACAGATCCTAACCTGATCAACCCCAACGCGCCGGATGCGTTCTTGACCAAAGCAATGACGGGCCGCACGCAAAAGGGCACCGCCCTTACGCCAAAGCCTATGGACATCAACGATCCTAACGTGGTGGCCAGCATCGAACAAAAGCAAGTGTCTGGGGCACTAGATGACATTGTTCAGCCCAGTACAACGCCAGGATCAGATGCGATTGCACGAATTGCAACCGGCATGGAAAACCAAGCGCTGGGCCAGGGCAAGATCCCGTTGATTGATCAGATCAAACTAGAATTTTTTAAGCGTAACAAGCGGTACCCGTCTGACGAAGAGTTAGAAATGATGATTGCCGAGTTTAATCCTCTGCGCCATCAGTACGGCGAGAAGGGTCTTGGCATTCTGGGCGAGCGTCCTGCCACGGCCAAGGGCATGAAGGACTGGGTGTCCCGTGCGCGCACGGAGGGCATATCTGAGCGGACACTTTCTAAACCGCCGTCAGATTACTCGCAGTACGCCAAAGACGAATTGATGTTGCAGCAGGGCCAACTGCCAGGTGTGCGACCACTAACTGAAAAACGCATTAACCCAGACCGACCCGACGGTTTTGCCGACGGCGGGGCCACGACTCCTGACAAGATGGTTGCAGAAATGGCCGCGCGAGGTCAAAAGCCCTCTCGGTTGGAACGGTATGGGAAACTTGCTGGCCGCGGCATGGGTCCTGTTATTGGCGCGGTGTCAGCACCAGAAGCGTTGCGTTCTGCGCAAGAGGGCGATGCCCTTGGTGCGCTACTGCACGGCACGAACACCGCGGCGGGTTTTGCTGCTGCGGCGCCCAAACTTACAAACCCTGCGTTTCGGGTGATGGGCGGCGCGTCTGTTCCGCTGTCAGCCAAAGAAGCATTCGAAAGATACCAGCGCGGTGATCGCACTGGTGCCGTCATATCGGCAGTACAAACCGCGCTCAACGCTGCAGCGATGCACCCTGTGTTGACAGCGCCGGCCACCGCAGCAAGTCTTGGTCTAGCAGGATACGATGCGTTACGGGGCCAACCTGAGCCGCGTTCAGTTATGGAAGATTATAAATAATGCCGCAACTACCTAATTTACCCATTCAACAAGGCGCTAATCTTAGCGCTCTCGATCTTGAAAAGAACGAGGAGTTTGAAAAGGGACTAATGCAAGAGGAAGAGATTGAGCACATTGAGAAAGTGCTTGATCTTGAGCCTGGTGAGGCGGAAGAAGAAGTTATTGAGCTTGATGATGGCTCTGTCGTCATCAACTATCGGCCTATTGAAGGCCCTAACCAAAATCCTGAGTTTTATGCCAACTTAGCAGAAACGTTTGAAGAGGATGTTTTAAGTTCTCTTGCAACGGAGTATATCGATTTAATAGATGTTGATCGTGAGGCAAGAAAAGAAAGGGATAAACAGTATGAAGAAGGACTTCGTAGGACAGGCCTTGGCAAAGATGCGCCCGGTGGCGCAACGTTTGACGGAGCGTCTAAAGTCGTTCACCCAGTCATGGCTGAAGCGTGCGTTGACTTTGCTGCGTCGAGTTCGCGAGAGCTTCTCCCGGCTGACGGGATTGTAAAAACCGAAATCCGAGGCACCGCGGATCGTAAGCAGGTTGAGGTAGCAGACCGCAAGGCCGACTTCCTTAACTGGCAGCTTACGGACCAGGTTGAAGAGTACCGGGATGAGATGGAGCAACTGCTCACTCAGATTCCTCTTGGTGGATCGCAATACTTTAAATGGCGTTGGGACTCAGAGCAGCGTCGACCCACGTGCGAATGGATTCCGATTGACAACATTCTTCTGCCGTATGCGTCCACTAACTTCTATACATCGCCGCGTGTAACCGAAGTACAGGACATCACGGAAGACACATTTCAACAGCGTGTTGACCAAGGCATTTATCGGGATCTTGACATTGTTGCGCCCTCCGACATTCAACAGGACCAGCAGACCCGGTCTGAGAAGGCCAACGACAAGATCGAAGGCAAGTCGCAGCCCAGCAAAAACGTGGACGGCGTTCGACGCGTGTACGAGATTACATGTTTTCTGCGTTTAGACGACGACAACGAGACAGAAGGTCGACGTGCTCCGTACATCATGTCGATTGACGAGAGTTCTGGTAAGGTTCTGTCTTTGTATCGTAACTGGGAATACGGCGATGAAACGCTCACGAAGCTTGACTGGATTGTTGAATTTAAATTCATTCCTTGGCGCGGTGCTTACGCTATTGGGCTACCTCATCTTATTGGCGGGCTTGCTGCCGCTCTCACTGGTGCTCTACGGGCACTTCTGGATGCAGCGCATATTAATAACAGCCAGACAATGCTCAAGCTCAAGGGTGGTCGCATCTCTGGACAAAGTGATCGTATCGAACCGACGCAAGTGCTCGAGATTGAGGGGGCGCCTGGAGTAGACGATGTACGCAAACTGGCAATGCCGCTGCCATTTAACCCGCCGTCAGGTGTGCTCATGGAGCTTCTTGGTTGGCTGACAACCGCTGCTAAGGGCGTTGTAACGACAGCAGAAGAGAAGATTGGTGATGCAAATGCGAACACACCCGTTGGTACAACGCAGGCGCTTATTGAACAGGGCGCGAAGGTGTTCTCGAGTATTCACGCTCGACTTCATCGGTCCCAAGCCAAGTCGCTCAAGATTCTCTCTCGTATTAACCACTGGTATCTCGAAGAGATGGATAACCAGTCGGGAACTGAGATTGAAGTACGAGATTTTGCCTCCAACAATGACATTCGGCCTGTTTCGGATCCGAACATTTTCTCTGAGACACAACGACTGGCTCAAGCGCAAGCTGTTTTACAGATGGCGGGCTCCGCTCCGCAACTCTACGATCTTCGGGCTGCACACCGGAGGGTTTTGAAGCAGTTAAAAGTTCCTGCAATTAATGAGATATTGCCCGATCCAGAGGGAGTTAAGGAATCTAATCCTGCGCTGGAGAACGTGGCAATGTCAATGGGTCGCCCTGCGGCGGCCTACCCCGACCAGGACCATTTAGCACACATCAAGGTTCACTTGGCGTATGCCCAAGACCCCAACTACGGTGGCAGCCCACTCATTGGCCCGGTGTTCTCAACGCACGCGCTTGAGCACATCAAACAACATTTGACGCTGCATTACCTGCAGTCTATGCGCGCCTACGTAGCCGAGGCTTCTGGCGGCGAAGAGAAGGTGAAGCTAACCGAAGAGAAACCCTTGTCGCTGGAAGACCAGCAGGCGCTCTCCTTGGCCGCAGAGATGGTATCTCTGGATGCCCAGGCTGCTTTCCAGCAGGCCCAGCCGGCCATCATGCAGCTTGTACAAAAGGTCCAGCAGGCACAGCAGTCCAAGATGGAGCAGGCGGTCAATTCCGATCCTGCGGCTCAGGCAATCCTCAAGACTCAGATGGCAGAGACCCAGCGCAAGACGCAAGAAGCGCAGGCCAAGATGCAGCAGGCCACCCAAAAGATGCAGCAAGAGTACCAGCTCAAGGTGGCAGAGTTGGAGCAAAAGGTTGCCGAGCTCACCGCGAAGTACCGCACCCAGAGCGACATGGACAGCCAGAAAAACTCTACCAATATCGCCATGGCCAACATCAACAACGCTTCGCGCGAGCGGATTGCGGCCATGCAGGTTGGGGCACAGATCGACGGCATGCAGGCTCAGTTGGAACAGGAACAGATCATGTCCGCCATCGATGCTATCAATACCGCGGACCAGGACATTCGCAAGCATGGTATTGCAGTAGA